ACAGGAACACCATTTCACGGATCATTGACGGGGTGAGGGAGTCGGTATGGAGATGACGGTATTCATAACCCTGCTGGAGATCCAGGTGACCGTGGTGGCCCTGGTGGACTGCTCCGGCTTCATGGACTGGCTGAAGGGGAAGATAGGGCGGTGGCTCGGAGTGAAGGGGGACATCTCCCTCAAGCCGCTGGACTGCTCCCTGTGCATGACGCACTGGACCGGGCTGGCCTGGCTCGTCTGCTCGGGGAAGATCACCCTCACCGCCTACATGACGCTCTGCCTGCTCGCCCTGCTCACCGTGGTGACCAGAAGGCTGGCGGCTTTCGTGATTTATGGACTGACAAAGATGATAGACTATGTCGAAGGGAAAATCTGACACAGGCAAGGAGCTGAGCATCGACGAGAGGAGGCTGCTGGACAAGTACGCCTCCACGATAGAGTGCGCCTCGCTCAGGGGGTACTACACCGCCGTGAGCCAGACGGACATGATACAGCTCCACGCCATCTACAAGAGACACATTAACCCGGGACACACCCCGAACACCTGGTGCGGCAACTGCAACATGAACGTCCTCAGGGGGCTCGCGGTGTTCCTGAAAAAGGCAGAATAGCGATGGGAAAGTTCGAGAAGGGAAACAAGATCGGCAACCGTTTCCGAGCAAACTCGGAACAAACGGAGATTGCCAGGCAGGGCGGAATAGCGTCCGGGAAGGCCCGGAAGCACGCCAAGACCCTCCGCGAGGCCATGAAGGTCATCCTGGAGATGAAGCACGAGAACGGGTCCACCGGAGCCGAGAACATCATCGTGGCGCTGTACGAGAAGGCGATCACCGGCGACGTGCAGGCGGTCAAGCTCTTCGGGGAGATGATGGAGGAGTACAGGAAGAAGGTGGAGGTCAACGACGGCCAGCCGTTCACCCTGAAGGTGGTCGAGGTCGCCGAGGACATGCAGGACAAGATCAACGGGTACCTCAATGGCGGATCTGACGGGAAGGGTGTTTAGGGAGAGCCTCCTGGCGTGGGAGAGCGATGCCGGCGTGATAGTGAACGTGGGCGGGACGAGGTCGGGCAAGACCTATTCCGTCCTCCAGCTGCTCGCCCTCATAGCGAACAAGAGCCAGGCGCCCCTGCTCGTGTCCATAGTCACCCAGACGTTCCCCCAGCTCAGGCAGGGCGCCATGCGTGACTTCGAGAAGGTGCTCAGCGAACTGCCCATCACCTTCCACGAGAACCGGAGCACCCACACCTGGGAGATAGGGCGGAGCAAGATAGAGTTCTTCTCCGCCGACCAGTACGAGAAGGTGCTCGGCGCCCAGAGGGACATCCTCTTCGTGAACGAGGCGAACCGTCTGGGCTACGAGGTGGTCCGCCAGCTCATGGTAAGGACCTCCGGCAAGAAGTTCTTCGACTACAACCCCGTCAGCGCCTTCTGGATGAACGACGAGATACTCACCCGCCCCGATGTGGTGGTGATCCACTCGACCTACAAGGACAACAGGCACCTCAGCCCGTCCCAGGTGGCGGAGATAGAGTCGCACAGGAAGGACGAGAACTGGTGGAGGGTGTACGGCCTCGGACTGGAGGGACGTCTGGAGGGCCTTGTGTTCCCCGACTGGGACACGGTGAGCGAGATGCCGCCCGGATGCAGGGTGCGCTACGGGATGGACTTCGGCTACAACGACCCGACCACGCTCGTGAAGGTGGGCGTGCTGGGGTCGGACCTGTACCTGGAGGAGCTGCTCTACGCGCCCGGGCTGATCACCAGCGACGTGTCCAGGAAGATGGAGCTGTTCGGGCTCCAGAAAAGGACCGACCGTATCATAGGCGATTCGGCCGCTGCCGAGCAGATAGAGACACTTTACCGCCTCGGGTGGAACATCCACCCCGCGAAGAAGGGAAAGGGCAGCATTTCGGCCGGAATAAGCCAGATGAAGGAATACAGCATCCACATCGTGGCGTCCTCCCAGAACCTCCAGAGGGAGTTCCTCAACTACACGTGGGAGAAGGACAAGAACGACAACTCGCTCGACGTCCCCATAGACGCCTTCAACCACAGCATAGACGCCTGCCGCTACGCCCTGGGCGACATGTCGGGCGGCACAGGCACTTATTCGATAGGATTCGCCCGTTAGCTTGGGCGTTCAGCATAAAACAACATACAACATAATGACGATGGAGAAGAACGCATGGAAAGACGTGACCCTTGACGAGTTCACCCGGATCAGGGCGATACTCGCCGACAAGGAGCGTGACGACGAGGACAAGATGGTGGCGCTGGCGGCAGTGCTTCAGGGAGTGGACGAGGACACGATCCTCGACATGCCCCTGGACAAGGTGGCCCCGGTGTTCGAGCTGGTGCGGAGCCTGGACAGCGCTCCCCTGCCGAACAGCGTGAGGCGCTCCCGCTACCAGGTGGGGAGGTGGTCCCTGATAGCCAGTGACAGGAAGATGTCGGTGGCCCAGTGGATCGACTTCAAGAACTACGCCATGGCGGGCATGGAGGACCATCTGGCCGACATCCTCAGCGTGGTGCTCGTGCCCATAGGGAAGACCTACAACGAGGGGTACGACATGGACGAGCTGAAGCGGGCGCTGGGGGGCATGACGATAGGTGACGCCCTCTCGGTCTGCTTTTTTTTTCGGACGAGGTTTCTGCGGTCCAGCAGGCGCATCCTGACCTTTTTGACAGGGTGGGCGGCGCTGAAGGGGCAGAAGGAGCTGAGGAGGACGTCGATAGCGCTCCGAAGGGAGATTTCGGCTATGCTGCGCTCGCGATCATTGACGCCGTCATCCAGTTCACGAGACTGAACATCCACGAGGTGTACAGGATGGAGGCGAACGAGTGCCTGACGTATGCGGAGTACATACGCACCAGGGAGCGGAAGAAGGCCGACGAGATAAACAAGATACAGCGGAGATAATGGAGTTTCCTATACTGGAGAAGGTTCTGAGCGACTACGGTCTGAGGGTGGTGGAGAAGTACCGCCACAACCTCACCGTGCCCATCGCCAGGGGGAAGAACCGCATAAGCGCCCCCACGACCTCCAGCGGCACCCTCTACCGCTCGGTGAAGTCCGAGCTGGTCAGGGAGGGGGACCGCTTCGAGCTCTGGATCGATTTCGGGGTGGAGTACTGGCACTGGCTGGAGTACGGCACACGCCAGCAGGGGCCGTACAGGAAGGCGGGGAAGTGGCCTCCGTTCAAGCCCATCGCCGACTGGGTGAGGACCAAGCCGGTGGTGCCGTTCAAGGGGAAAAACGGGCGGATGCCCACCACGAACCAGCTGGTGTTCCTCATAAGGAGGAAGATCGGGGAGGAGGGCACCCAGCCTTTGAAACTGCTGGAGAAGTCGCTCGAGAACGGCGGCGACATAGCGGAACTGTGCGCGGAAGCGGTGCGCAGAGACTTCAGGAACATGATAGAAGAGACAATATATGGCAGAGATTAGCATTGACAGGAGCACGTTCCCTGTGGAGGGCGGCAGCTTCAAGATAAGCATCACGAAAGAAGATCCGGGCACGTGGGGGATGGTAACCGTCCCTACGGCGGCCTGGTACGAGGTGGGCGAGATGACCGACGTGAGCCAGTACCTCTACACCATCGACGTGACGGTGGAGGAGAACACGGGCGCAAGCAGGAGCATGACCATAGGCGTGACGGTAGACGGCCTGAGCGAGGCGTTCACCATCACCCAGCCGGCTGCCTCCTCGGTGGCGGCGAACATAGTGGCCTACACGGGGGGGAACACCCCGGCAGCAGGGGGTCAGGTGACCGTGGACGTGCAGAGCGTGAACGGCAACGACAGCCTCAGCACAGCTTCAAGCGACCAGTCCTACTGCACCCTCACCAGCACCACCCACAACGTGACCTCGGGCGGGGTTCAGTGCACAAGGTTCGTGTTCACCTTCGCCCAGAACACAAGCAACTCCTCCAGGAGCGCCACGTTCACGTTCACGGTGAGCGACGGGAACAGCACCGCAACGGCAACGCTGACCAAGTCCCAGAACGGGGCGAGCGTCCAGACGGGCACCCTGGCGGTGGCGGACGCCTCCGCGACGGCCACTGCCACCTCAGCCACGGCGGTGATCAGCATGACCTCGGTACAGGTCTCCACCCTGGCGGTGGACACGACCACGTTCAGCTTCGTGACCTCGGCTGCCATACAGGTGGCCGGAGGCTCCTACGTGCTGGGCCTCTCCTTCCCGGCGAACACAGGCTCGTCCAGGAGCGAGACCGTGCAGATCTCGGCGACGGACAACTGGGGTAACACCCTCACCGCCACGATGACCATCACCCAGGCGGCGGCGGGCGCTACCACAGCCATCACGGCCTCGTGGGACAACTCTGGAAGGCTCGGCTACGAGGGCGGCACGGAGACCGCCACAATCACCTATACCGGCACGTTCAGCGGAGACGCCACGGTGACCACAGGCACCCTGCCTGACGGAGTGACCGTGGCACTGGCGTCGAACACCCAGCTGAAGGTGACCTACACCGGAGGGAACGTGAGGGAGACCTCCTACATACCCGTCACGGTGAAGCGTACCGGATCTGACAGCGTGGTCTATTCCGCCGACCTGGTGTTCGTCCTTCTCTCCTCGGGAGTCTTCCCTATCTGGGAGGACGTGTTCGGCACGATCGCCAGCGACGAGGACTGGGAGGACTACGAGCTCCAGCAGGGCGGGACGATGATGTACTCGGGCAGGGCGTTCGCCTACCCGGACGAGGAGGACATAAGGGTGAACGTGTCCAGGGTGGTGGCCCCGTACCTCACCTCCTACTACAGGGACATAGACTTCGTGAGCGGAGGCACCGTCCTCGGCTCGTACACGTTCGTCAGGGACTATTCCTATGACCGCTCCATGGACTACACCAGCGACATCTGGCTGAACCGCCCTATCAACGGGAAGGTGCCCGCCGGAGTGAAGCTCTCCGCATCCATGTGGGGCGCCTCCGCCGGAGGGTCCATGCAGGTGGCCGAGTCAGGCGGAAGCCTGGTGGTGAACCGGGTGCTCGCCAAGGGCATGAACACCGGCGAGTGGATCAGCGGGAGCACAGGCGCCTCCTACACCTTCGGAGACGAGCGGTACACCGTCGTGGACGTGTGCAGGGGAGCGCTGCTCAAGTACGTGAACGCCTACGGCGCGGTGGACTTCTTCCTTGTGGAAGGGGTGGCGAAGAAGACCGACAAGCTGACCAGGTCCTCCTACGAGAAGGACGCCGCGGCCCTCTCCACCGAGTATGAGGGCAAGGACTACCAGAACGAGATGGAGGCCCAGTGGAACGGAACCACAGGCTGGCTCACCGACCAGCAGAGCCTGAGGATGAAGCACCTCGTCGAGAGCGTGGAGGTGTACATGGTGGACCAGGCAACCGGCATGGACATACCCGTCCAGATGACCGACAACCAGCTTTTATACAAGACCTTTGACAACAACGGCAGGAAGATGGTCAACTACTCCATCGCCTGGAAGGAATCACAGAAGAAGATACGCAGATAATGAGAAACATCAGGCTTTATATCGGCGGGCAGAGGGTGGACCTGGACAGCAGCGTGAACATACCGTTCACCTACCAGACCAGCGACGCGGAGATGCCCACGAGCGTGAAAAACAGCTACTCCAAGACCGTCTCCCTCAAGGGCACGGATCGGAACTCCCGTGTCTTCGGCGGGATCTGGCACCTGGACAGCAGGGTGGTGAAGGAGATACCGGGCACACCAGGCACTCCGGCGGTGTATATGCGCTGGAATCAGTTAGTGAATCACGGAAACTTTGACGCAATAAGTAGCTGGGGTGCAGCAAATTCCAATATCACGCGCTCCGCGAGTGGGAATGTAATGACGCTTACCACAGCCGCCAATATCCGTAATTTCCAGGTCACAAAATCGATGGCTTTTGTGGCAGGGCATCAGTATTTCTACACCGTCGATGTGAAATACACTACCTCGCAGACAGGAAGCGCCTATGTAATGCAATGGACTGGTGGCACTACTAAACAGATCGGCGGCTCCAAGACCAAGCAGAGCCTTACGAGCTGGACTACGCTGCAAGGCGTAGACACTCCAAATTCCGGCAACACTATGTTGCGTATCGGCGGCTACTCTACTTCCTCGAGCTATAATTTCCAGACGGGGAACACAATCGAGATGAAAAACTGTATGCTCATTGACCTCACCGACATCTTCGGAGCGGGCAACGAGCCTACGGCGGCGGAGTTCAGGACGATGTTCCCCAACGATTACTATGACTATGCCCCGATAGGCAGCCAAATAGAGGTTCAGCCTGCACAGCCTGGCACGCCTGCCCAGAGGGGGAACATAGGCATCTTCTTCGACCCTATGAAGAGGGTGCCGTTCCAGCTCTACGTGGACGAGATGGTTGTGGAGAGGGGCTACTGCCAGCTCACCGCCATCAACCGCAAGGGGCGTGACTACACCTTCAGCGTGTCCCTGTTCGGCGGCCTGGGCGAGTTCTTCTACAACCTCCAGACGGGC